AGCCAATAGAGGTGCACGACTTAGTACATTCGCCGTAAAACTAAAATATAGAAATAACAACAAGGGGTTTTATAAATTTTATTGGGTATCATAATGATGTTTAAAGACGTCACCGTCGGTGTTTAGAATACAAAATCCGATTGTAAAACATCACTATAGACAACATCATAATTAAGGATGATGTCCTTGTTTGGTTTCACATTCGGTAATTCTTGACGAAGGAGCGCCAAAAGAGGAGGCGCTAATTTGCTAAACGTCGTTCTCCCATGTAAGGATAGCTCGGAAATCGCACTAGCAACTTTATCAGCTGTAATTTGATTCCCTTCGATTCCTTTCTGAGTCCAGTTTAAAGTAGAAAAGACAGCTTCGAGTCTCATTGGGGCTACCCAACGATTACAAGAAGAGTCAAATCGAAAGCGTCGTTTCAAAAATTCAACTTCGGTTATTTGCCTGAAAGGCACTGTAGCCGTATCCTTAAACTCTGTCGTGTATTTCATACCGATTTGTTCCATTAATTGGACCAATTTGAGTTCATTGAATTCATTAGCAACTTCATCTGAAACAGTGAACGTATTATCATCTCCCATATTTATGACAAAAACATTGTCATTAAAAGTAGAATAATGAAATCCAGCGAGTTGATAAGCCATTCTGAAATTTACATGATTGTAGATGGTATTAATAAGTGATGTTAATGGATTACCAGAAGGCATACCATTGAACCACTCGAAAACTTCATTTCTGTAAATTTGTTTAGAGTTAGTTATATCAGCCCATAACTTACTTCTTATATGATTATCAGGATTATCAACACCGTACCATCGATTGATCATATCCAGAATAGCATCTTGGACTTGAACGCGATGACACGTGTCAAAACCTGAATAGTCACCAGCACCAATTTTTGCGTCACTCTTCTTATTTGAAAATTTAAGAAGATTTCTAGCTATTTTGTCCCAATCTCGCGAATAGCAATTAACACCTATAGCAGATCCAACATCTACATTGGCATCTATAAATGCAGACATGAAACCACCAAAATACATACGGAATAAGACTAACATAATAAAAGTATAAGCAGAGAAGTAACGAGTTGAACCCGAATTAACTTTCTCCAAAAGACGTAACTCATCCTTGAGTACTCCTTTATAAAACGTGGCCGGCCTAATACCTTTTGAATAAGCCGCTAAAACATTATCAACTAAAGTAGCGATGCGCTGATAATGTATAGCTGCCTCTTTTTCGTTATTGGCTTCTATTGCCTTGTAATAAAGTTTCTTCAAGTTTTCTTCCCCTGGTAAATTCAT